GGCGTATAATTTAGCATGCCGCTTGATTTAATTACAAAGTATGTCCCATTGATAGCTGGGATTATGTATGCATTTGTTGCTACCGCTTATTTTCTAAAAAAAGAGTATGGTTGGGGTGTAGTCTGGATATCTTACGCTACGGCTAATTTCGGTCTTATAGTAGTTGGTAATGAATAATAAGTGTAATAAACTGGGATGAGTTTATTATATAGTGAAGTTCCTGTTTATGTTGGTGCGGCAAATGCTTCGACCATAACAGAAAGTTCTGCTTATGTGCCAGTTTTGGATGCTAATGTAAATTTTGGCGCACAATTAGCTGGGAAAAGGTTTTTGGGGCAGGATGTAACATCAACCGATCAATTTAAGACAGCTGGCCCTCGTGAAGTATCAATATCTATAAATGCTATATTAGATCCATTTGCTGATTCTGCTTTTTCATTTGCTAAACCTAGTAATCAAGATGCATTTTTTCCTATAAGAATTGGAAATAATACATATCAGCAGTGTTTTTTGAGTGATTTTAGCTTATCTGTAAATAATTTCGCGCCAGTTACAATGAGTGCTAATTTTGTTTCTCTTTCTCCTCCTACTGGGGGTAATGTTTCTGGAGATGCGAGTCCATATGGTGGTAGTGATATACCATTTGATCCTGATGATATTATATATGGGTATACTTGTAGTTTATTAAATGCGAATCAAGCTGTTGGAAATGTTCAATATACCTTAAATTACAAAAAGACCTTTAATAGAACTCCTGTTTATACTTTGGGCGCGGTCAATGCTAGTTCTATGTTACTTAATGGAGTTGAATCTGAGATGAGTATAGATTCTACTGGTTTGAATTCTTTGATTGATTTTAGTGGTGGGGCTATAAGTTCTTCTGTGGTTTTGAGTTTAAAGAATATAGATGGCACAGCATTAAGTACAAATTTGCCTACTGTTGGCATGGTTAATGGATCTAGGGTAACTACTCAGACTTATAGTATAGCAGGTAACGACACAGTAAATACAACAGCAACAATAAAACAAATAGATTTATAATGGACTTGGAATTAGATTTTAGCGACGAAATAAGGGCTAAATGGAGTATGAAGCGCAAGCGTAAGATTGATTGCGATAATCCCAAAGGTTTTAGTCAGAAGCAGTATTGTAAGCGTCAAGAGAGAGGTGGGGCATACAAAACAAAAGCAGATGAAAAAAGAACCCCCGAAAAAAGAAAAGATGGTACTAAGAGGCCCAAGTCAGAGCATTCTGATTTATATACAGATGAAGACCCAAAAGGTACAATAAAAGGGCTTGGATTTAAAGATGCTGAGACTGCTAAGAAAAGTGTTGCGATTATTGAGAAAGCAAAAAGGCCACATAAACATAAAGTGCAAGCTACTATGGCTATGGAGCAAAGGTCTAGATTTGCAGCTAAAAATGCTAAAGATCCTGAGAAAAAGAAAAAACTCTCTGCCGCGAATAAAATATATAAAGCTTATCTAGAAAAATTAAAAAAAAGGACAAAAGAGAAAAATAAATAGGTGTAAATACAATAAATGCCCCGAAAGAAATCGAGTCAATCTTCACCATTTGATTTTAGCTCTCAAATACACTCTATAAACTTTAAACAAAGAGAGTTTAAGTTTTCCAACAAGCAGCAACTATTATTAGAGGCAGTCTTAGATCCTGAGATGAAAATTATTTTTGTTTCAGGACCAGCGGGATCTAGTAAGACTTACATGTCAGTTTATGGCTGTTTACAGATTATGTCTAAAGATTTTAGTAAAGATCTGCTTTACATAAGAAGTATCGCTGAAAGTGCTGACAAAGGATTAGGTAGTTTGCCTGGAGATATATCTGATAAGTTTGACCCATTTTTAATGCCTCTTTATGATAAGCTAGACGAAATGGTTCATGAAGGTGATACAGCCTACATGAAGAAAATAGAGCGTATATCAGCAGTACCAATCAACTTTTTAAGAGGGGCAAATTGGAATAATAAGCTTATTGTGGCAGACGAAGCTCAGAACTTTACATTTAAAGAATTAACAACTCTGATTACTAGAATAGGTGAAAATACAAAGTTAATTATATGCGGCGATTTTATGCAAAGCGACATAAATGATAGAAGTGGGTTCAGGGAAATGTTTGATTTGTTTGATTCTGAAGAATCTAAAGAACATGGAATCACTTCATTCAAGTTCAACAACAGAGATATTGTTAGAAGTAAAATTTTAAAATATATTGTATCTAAGATAGAAAAACATAAAAAATAATAATATTATTATATAACAAGGCAACCGTCTAAGCGACAGCGGCCAACAGCTTTTTATAAAAAGAGACAATGATCTTGTTACTTAAATATAATAAAAATAGAAAAAAAGTCATTTTTAATTATATATTATATAGCTTATGAGCCATTTTTTTTGTCATAGTTGTGGATTTAAAATAGAGTATTCTCGTGTTAAGCCAAATTTTTGTTCTAAGTGCGGCCAACAGTTAGGAGTAAGTACAGCTTCTAATACTAACACTTTAAGTGACCCTGTTTTAGATGATTTAGATTTAAAAGATGATGAAACAAGATCTGAATCAGTTCCTAACATATCAAAGATACAAGTAGAATACTCACTTGAAGGATTTAAGACTCATACTTTGGGTTCATTAGCAGGAGAGCCACCAAATGTGGGTGGCAGAAAACCCCGTTCAAAGTCTGTTAATGAATTCCTTGATGAAAAAAGATCCGAAAAAGAGAACATATGAGGAATGCCATGAAATAATCGACCAAGCCATTCTAAAACAAAAATACAAGTGGAGATTGAATGCTATTAAATGGTTTGATTTTGAGGACGTACAACAAATTATAAAGAGTCATATAGCTAAGAAGTGGGACATGTGGGATCAGTCTCGCCCGCTTGAACCTTGGATTGGTAGGATTATATCAAATCAAATAAGGAACTTGCTGAGAAATCATTATGGTAATTATACTAATCCTTGTAAATCTATGCATTTACCAAATCATAATCCCTTGAGGTGTCAGGTTTGTTGTAAATGGGCCAAAACTAAAAAAGTAGGCTTACAAATCAAGATACCTTTATCAACAGAGGATTACTCCAAGGAAATACAAAACAGAAAGTATGATAATTTTAATTTTAAAGACTCAATAGAAAAGCTTGATCATTTAATGAAGAAAAAATTAACCCCGATTCATTACAAAGCTTATCGGATGTTATACTTTGAGAAGAAAAGCGAACAAGATGTAGCTAAATACATGGGTTACAAAATATCCCCACAAAAAAATAAATTAGGTTATAGGCAAGTTAAAAATTTAAAAAAGAAATTTTTACAGACAGCCATAGATTTAATAAGACAAAACGATATTATTGACAATGGAACTATCTGAAGAGCAAAAAAAATTTATAGACGAGAATGCTAATAAAATCAAAAACTTAATTGATTTAACTAAGCAATGTTTTGAAGATGACACTCTAGATGGTAGATCTAAGCAGGGTCGTGCTGTTAGGAAGTATTTAGTTGAAAATTGTATTGATTACAAGACAACAGGCCGTGAATTAGTTGAAGCCATAGAACTAACACAACAACAAAAAGATTTTATACTAGAGCAAGCAGAGCAAGGCTTATCATCTTTAGAAATAGCTAAAATAATCTTTGCTGATAAGCAAGTTAAGCCTTTGTCAAACGAGCAAAGAACTGTATTGGCGTACATCAGGGAAATAAATCCTGACATAATGCCGTCACAAGACAGCGGCGCTCTACATTCATACATTTCACCGAAGTCTCCGAGCCGAATCATCAAAAAAATCAATGATGCAACTGGATTAGGTCTAGACGACTCAAAAATAAACAGACAAAAGCAAATATGTATTGAAAAGTTGGGCGTTAACTTAAGCAATTCCCGTTTTTTAAAAATAATTAATAATTATTTAAATGAAACAGATAGAGTTCTTTTTGAACATGAGTTCATAAGATTGACTTGGGATAAACCTGATTTAACTGCCGATGAGATAAATCTATATCTCAATGCATGTAAGGAAGTTATAAACCTTGAGGTTATTAGCAGTCATTTAAATAAACTTAATGACATGTTTGATATAGCTGACGATCAAACAGAAATGAGCGTCAGATTAGCTGAGATAATAAAAGCTAAATCACAAGAATACCATCAATGTGAGACTAGGATAGAAAATTTAACTAAAAAGCTTCAGGGTGACCGTGCTGAGCGAATGAAAAAATCTCAGAAAGAAAATGCGTCATTTCTTTCAATCGTACAACTCTTTCAAGAAGAAGAAGAGCGTAAAAATATGATTAGAATAGCAGAGATGCAAAAACTAGCTGTTAAAGAAGAATGCGAAAGGCTTGAGGGTATGGCTGAGTGGAAAGCTAGAATTTTAGGAATATCGCCAGAGGATGTCATTTAATTGTAGAGAGTGCGATCAAACTTTTGAGTCGTTGCGTAGTTTACACGCACACTTAAAAAAGCACGACATGTTTGTCGGTGATTACTACGTTAAACACTTTGCAAAAAAAGATAGGTTTACTAACGAGCTAATTCCTTATAAAAATTATTCACAATATTTTTCAAAAGATTTTATTAGCGCCGATAACATGAGACTTTGGTGCGAAACAGCACCAAAAAAAGAAGTAAAAGATTACATAGTAACTTCTTTTCAAAAAAAATTAAAAAATAAAAAACTATCAAAGATCCCTCCATCTACTTACCTAAAAAGTGGAAACATTCCAGATATAAATATTTGTAAAAAAATTTTTGGTTCTTTCAATGCCGCTTGCAAAAAAATTAAAATGTTTCCAATGTTGTCAGATGCTTTACCTGAAGATTTTGGTAATGACTACACTGATATTAAAATTTTTATAGATACTAGAGAACAAAACCCTTTGTCATTCAAAAAACAAGAATTTTTAAAACTTGATGTTGGTGATTATGCTGTAATGGGTGATGATTTTGATTATACCTTTGTAGATAGAAAGTCTTTTCAAGATTTTTGCGCTACAGTAACAATGGGTCATGATAGATTTTTAAATGAGATAGAGCGATGTAAATCTTTAGGTTGTTATTTGTTTGTAGTTATTGAAACAGCTTTTGATGACATGGAAGCAGAGAATAGCAAATCCTATAAAAAATTTAAATTAGATTATGTGTTTCATAAAATGCGTAACATACAAGCTGAGTATTCAAATCATTGTCAGTTTGTTTTTAGTGGGTCTAGAGATAAAAGTATATTATTGATTCCTAAAATATTAGTTTTAGGTAAAAAGCTTTGGGGTGTAGACTTAGAATATTTTTGGAGTAACCAATTAAAACAAAATGGCTTGGCAAACAGGACAACAGAAACTAGAGAGACCTTACGCAGGTATCAACCAACAATTAACCGCAAAAGAGGGATTTTTGGATGAGACTGAATCAAAAGTTCTTTTATATAAATTTTTAAGAGAGAACCCATCTTTCGCTACTGATTTATTTACGGGCGTAAAACTTTTCCCTTTTCAGCATATGGCTATAAAGGCGATGATGGAGTCTGATTACTTTTTGGGCATATGGAGCCGAGGAATGTCTAAAAGCTTCTCTACAGCGATTTTTGCGCTATTAGATGCTATTTTAAATCAAGGTGTTCAGATAGGTATACTATCTAAATCTTTCAGGCAGTCAAAAATGATTTTTAAAAAGATTGAAGATATATCAAAAAGCCCAAAAGCTACATTTTTTGCTCAATGCATAACTAGGACATCAAAAATGAATGATGAATGGATTATGGAGATAGGTTCTAGTAGTATAAGAGCTTTACCTTTAGGAGATGGTGAAAAATTAAGGGGTTACAGATTTCAAAGAATAATTATTGATGAGCTTCTTTTGATGCCAGAGAAAATTTTTAATGAGGTTATAATGCCGTTTTTGTCCGTAGTTGAAAACCCTACAGAAAGACAAGAAATATATGATCTTGAAACAAAGATGATTGAACAAGGTAAAATGAAGGAGGATGAAAGAAAAAAATGGCCAAACAACAAAATAATAGGTCTTTCATCTGCATCTTACAAATTTGAATATCTATACAAGTTATACCAGCAATATGAAAATTTAATCCTCAACGAAAACAAACAAGATGGAGCACATAGAACAATAATGCATTTTAGTTATGATTGTGCTCCTGCTCAGTTGTATGATCAAAATTTAATAAGTCAATCTAAAAACACTATGAGTGAGTCTCAATTCCAGAGGGAGTTTGGGGCAATCTTTACAGATGATAGTTCAGGGTATTTCAAAGTTAGCAAAATGGCAGATTGTACAATACCTGATGGGGAGGGTCAATCTGTTGAAGTTATAGGTAATCCAAAGGATGATTACATATTAGCTTTTGACCCATCTTGGTCAGAAAGTGAAAGCTCAGACGATTTTGCGATGTTGCTTATAAAAATTAATTTAGACACTAGAAAAGGCACAGTCGTGCATAGTTATGCTTTGTCTGGGTCTAGTTTAAAAACACATATAAAATACATGGCGTACATACTAACCCATTTTAATATTAGTGCTGTGGTAGGCGACTACAATGGAGGGGTGCAGTTTGTTAACTCGTGTAATGAGAGTGAAGTATTTAAAAGTAAAAATTTAAAACTTGGTGTTATAGAAGTAGATTTAGACAACACAAAAGATTATGATAAGAATTTAAGAAGATTAAGAAATCAATATAATAAAACAAATAAAAACTTTGTGTTTTTAAGAAAGCCTACTTCTGCTTGGATAAGACTAGCTAATGAATCTTTACAGTCAGCTTTTGATCATAAGAGGATATTTTTTGCTGGGGCAGCCATGAATGATGATTATAACAATCAAAGAAAATCCAGAGTGCCAATTGAAGAATTGAAGTTTTTGAGAAATGACCCAAATCAAAAAGGGGGTAAAGGAGCTAGGATGATTGACTTTGTAGAGCATCAAAAGGATATGATGGACCTAATCAAAGTTCAGTGCGCTCTTGTGCAGATAACGACTTCTGCTCAGGGAACTCAAAGCTTTGATTTACCTCCAACTCTTAGAAAACAAAAAGGTGCTGACAAAGCTAGAAAAGACTCTTATTCAGCTTTAGTATTGGGTAACTGGATGATGAATATTTATTATGATATGCAAGACTTTAATGAAAACAATAATCAACCTACATTCACTCCAATGTTTATTTCTTAACTTTTAAAAGTTGAAAGTTAACTTTAAGTGTAAAACAAAATATTGTTATGGCTAAGAGAAAATATACCAAACGTTCAGAATATTGGAATAAATTTAACAAAGAAACAAAAACCTATATACCTGTAGGAGAAAATGGTAAAATAGAGCCTGATTTATTAGGTGAACCTTTTTACACATCTGATGCATCTTTTAATCAGGTATCTAAGGCTAGGAGACAGGCTGCTAGCACAAGCGGTTTTTCAGGATCAAGACAAAATAGAGCAGCACTTGTAAATCTAAGGAATAGGTACTCTAGTATTGCAGTAGGCTTACTTCCTTATGAGTATTCATCCGATGGAGTCAATGTTCGCGATGCTATAGAGCTTTGCCAAAAAGCATACGCAAATGTAGCAGTTTTTAGAAATGCTATTGATATAATGTCTGAGTTTACTAATACAGATGTTTATTTAGAAGGAGGGTCTAGAAAAAGTAGAGAGTTCTTTGAAGAGTGGTTTAGAAGAATAAATCTTGTAAATATAAAAGACCAATACTTTAGAGAATATTATCGTAGCGGTAATGTGTTCTTATATAGGATGGATGGAAGCTTTAAAGCTGATGATTATGCAAAAATCATAAATCAAGTTGGAGCAATCAATCCAGCTGGAAATAGGATACCTTTGAGATACATACTTCTCAATCCTTATGACATAACAACTAAAAGATCAGCGACTTTTTCAAAAAGTGCATATGAAAAAGTGTTATCTGAGTATGAGCTTGCAAGACTTAGAAATCCACAAACAACTGAAGAACAAGCTTTATTTGATAGTTTCGATGAGCATACTAAAAAATTAATAAAGGATGGCGGGTATACGACTAGAGGAGTAAGCATGCATCTAGAAGCTGAAAAACTTTCATACTCTTTTTATAAAAAACAAGACTATGAGCCTTTTGCTGTACCTTTTGGATTTCCAGTTTTAGATGATATAAATGCTAAGATGGAACTAAAGAAAATGGATCAAGCGATTACAAGAACTGTAGAAAATGTAATTTTGCTTATCACTATGGGCGCTGATCCAGATAAGGGTGGAGTCAATGCTAATAACCTAGCAGCCATGCAGAACTTATTTAAAAATGAGAGTGTTGGGAGAGTTTTAGTTTCTGATTATACAACAAAAGCAGAATTTATAATACCAGAGCTTAATAGAGTATTAGGCCCAGACAAATATAAAATACTTAATGAGGATATAAAACAAGGGTTGCAAAATATAGTTGTAGGTGAAGAAAAATATAATTCTACTCAAGTTAAAGCCCAAATATTTATTGATAGATTAAAAGAGTCTAGAAATGGATTTTTAAACGATTTTTTACAGAAAGAAATAAAAAGAATCGCATCTGAGCTTGGTTTTAGGTCTTACCCCCAAGTAAAAATGAAAGATATAGATATGAGGGATGAGACTCAATTGATGAGAGTTTCTACGAGGTTGATGGAGCTTGGAATACTTACACCACAACAAGGTATGGAAATGTTCCATAATGGTCGTTTCCCTGAAGCAAAAAACATCTCTCCAGCACAAGAAACATTTATACAAGAGCGAAAGGAGGGTTTCTACAATCCTTTAGTTGGTGGTGTTCCTATGATGGAATCTGATGGTCCGAAAGCAAGAACTCCTAATCAAGCTGGTAGACCTGAAGGAACAGTAGATATACCTGTTTCAAGATCAACATACTCTAGAAAAAACATACAAAAGGCATTGTACAAAATAGATGACTTTATAAATGAATCTAGAGGAAAACTTGTAGAAAAAAGCGAAAAAGGTGAAATCTCTGAATCAATGGAGAATGTTCTATCTGAACTGTGCGAATCCATAGTATGTTCTGAAAATGAAGAATCTTGGGCCGAAAGGTTTGATTCCTGTGTAAATAACCTTGATGAGATAGAAAATCTAGAAACTTTGACAGAGGTTTTATCAATATCTGCAAAACATAATCTAGAGTTGTATCCATCTGCAATTTTACATCATAGTACGAAAAAATCTTAATGGAGTATAAATATAAAACAATTTTTGAGTGTCCAATTTCAATTTGTGAGATAAATAAAGCCTCTCTAATATCTGAGGCTTCATTAAGTAATCTAGCACCACTCGTGCCAAAAGATATAGATTACAAAAGTAATGTTGATTTATTGGGTGTAGCTTTTAATGCGGCTGTTGTAAATAAATTTAATAGAAATGGCGATGGAATGTCAACAGAAACCGCCATGGAGTATACTCCAAATTTTGTTCATAAGCCAACAAATCTAGAACATAATAAACAAAAAATAGTTGGACACATAGTAGATGCTGGATTTAGCGATGCTGAAACTAATGAAATTTTAACTGCCGAAGATATTAAAAATAAAAAAAATGCTTTTAATATAGCTTTAGGTGCAGTTATTTATAAGTCAGTAAACAGAGATTTTACTAATCTCGTAGAAAAGTCTTTAGACCCAGAAGATCCAGCTTTTCAAAAAGTCTCTGCAAGCTGGGAAATAGGTTTTAGCAATTTTGTTTTGGCTGTAGGTAGTGATGATCTCAAAGATGCAAAAATAATCTCAGACCCTGAAAAAATAGATAAAATGAAGGGTTTTTTAAAAAGCTATGGAGGTAATGGTAAAACTGATAAAGGTGAAAATATATATAGGCTCATTACTGGCAAAATATTTCCACTAGGTATTGCTTATACTATGAACCCAGCTGCTGATGTGAAAGGCTTGTATTCTGATAAAGCCGAGACAGAAAAAATTTTTATAAACGACAAACGTGATAAAATTTCACAAAATTTAAATTTAAATGTAAACAACCAAAAGGATATACACGCTATGGAACTAGAAAACACTATTTCAGAACTTAAAGAGCTTCTAAATGAGAAGAAATTTTCAAAAGAGGCTATCGCTTCAATGACTGACACTTTCTCTAATGCAATCAAACAACGGGATGAGCAATACCGTGCAGATCTTGAGGAAGCTAAAAATCAAAAGGAAACAATCGCTAAAGAATATGAGGATCTAAAATCTTCAGTAGCCGAGCTTGAGCAAAAATTAGGAGAAGCAAATGAGCGCATCTCTGTTTTTGAAACCGAGAAAAAGGCTGAAGAGGCTATAGCTCGATTCAATGAAAGAATGGATTCTATTGATCAGTCATATGATCTTGACGACGAAGACCGCGAATTTTTAGCGAATGAGCTTAAAAGTCTCGGTGAAGATGAAGAATTTACTTCTTTTGCTTCAAAGCTAGAAGTTCTTTGGAGACACAAAAATAAAGAGGCTCAAGCTTCAATTCAAGAAGATATTGAAAAGCGCATCGACGAAGAAGTGGCTAAAAGAATCTCAAATGCTTCTGAAGAAGTTGAGGTTGAAAAAGCACTTGACGATGCTGAGCTAACTGATGCTGAGATTCCTAATGCGAATGAAGCAGTTGCATCTGAGGATCAATCTTTGGTTGAAAAATTCAGAGATGCTTTCAAGCGTGAAAATATTGAAATTTCTTAACTAACTAAACTTTAATTTAACTAAAACAAAATTATGGGATTACGAATTCTACCTTTCAGACAATACTCTGATCATGATGTCGTGAACTTATTTTCCGTTATCGGAAGTGATGTTCTTGACAAGACCACTGATTCTGGCGCTGGTGATGCTGGCGTTTTCGTTAAAGTGGCTGACGGTAACTTCGATAAAGAACCTGTTGAGTATCAAACAAATTCTTATTTGGGTGATAGCAGCTTTCCGTTCTTAGGTACAACAAAGATGTACCCTGAAGTTAATCTTAAAATTACAGGAGCTAAAGATGAAGATCATGCAATTGGTATGACTCTTAATCAGACAGCTAAAGCTGATGAAAATGGCGAAAAATTGCTTTATAATCCAACTAAGCAAGCTGAGCTTCAAGCAGTTCTACCTGGACAAGCTGTACCTGTTGCAACTAAAGGAATCTTTACTTTAAGTTCCTCTGCATTTGATGGACCTATTACTAGCTATGCCCCAGGAAATAGAATCAAGCTTTCATCTAACGCTGGTAAAATTACTGGTTTTGCTTCAATCGCTGCTGGTTCTATTACTACTGGTGATTTAGTAGCTGAGGACAAAGTTTTTGGACACGTTCTCGGAACAGGAACTCGCACAAGCGAAGGACCAACTACTGATCAGTTTGCTGGCGATTACATCATAATCTCTTTTGATTGTAACTAATTTTTAGAAAGGATTTTATAAAATGAAAATTACTTTAAAACGCACCCCAGAGCAGGTCGAGCTTGTAAAAGCAATGGCCTCTCGCAATAAAACTATTGCATATGAGGCTCAGGTTGCCCTTGCCGAATTCATCGGACCAGTTTTAGCTGAGGTTCTTAACCAAGCTCCAACTGTAAGCAATCTGTTCCAGTCACTTCAGTTTAATGCTGATGATAATCCAAGCATACCTTTAGACCTTTACTACAACATTTCTGACGAAGATTATGTTGAAGTATACAGTCAAAGTCATGCTGGTGGTCTTCCAACTAACCAAGTTCTTCCAACTGCATCTGAGTTGAAACTTGCTACTTATAGCCTTGATAGTGCTGTAAGTTTTGATCGTCGTTATGCTGCTAAAAGCCGCATGGACGTAGTAAGCAAGACTTTCACTCGTGTTGCACAGGAAATCTTGATTAAGCAGGAAACTACTTCAGCTACATTGCTTATGACCGCTGTAGCAAATGCTACTACAAACAGCAAAAAGCACGTTCAAACTAACCAAATTGCTGGCAAGTTTACACTTGCCGACATGAATGATCTTCTTACTCTTGCTAAGAGAATTAATACTTCATTCATTGGTGGTACTCCAACAACTCGTACAAAAGGTCTAACTGACCTTGTTTGTTCACCAGAAGTTGTTCAAGATATTCGTGCTTTGGCTTATAACCCAATTAACTCTCAGGATGCAGACGGAACAGCCCCAGGTGGCACAGACGGTCTTGCAGCTCCTGATGAGCTTCGTATGGACATTTTCCGTAACGCAGGTATTCCTGAGTTTTACGGTCTTGGAATTATGGAGATCAATGAGCTTGGAAAGAGCCAGAAGTTCAATACTCTATTTGACACTGCTGCTGGTTCAACAACTTATACTGATGGAGGAGGAAGCATAACTTTCGACACAGCTACTGACGATTTCGTCCTTGGTGTTGATCGCGCAAAAGACTCTCTTATCCGTGCAGTTGCTGTTGACGAGGATAGCCCTAGTGAGTTTAACCTCATCGCTGATGACCAGTACAGCATACGCCAGAACAAGATCGGATATTTCGGATCTATTGAAGAGGGACGAGTAGTTCTTGACAATAGAGTTCTTGTAGGTAAGATTATTGGAGCATTTGATTAATCTTCAATTGTTACTCATAACTAAAAGGTCACCTCGAAAGGGGTGGCCTTTTTTTTATTTAAATTATTACTTAAATGTGTATAATATGGTATGAGCGAAGAAGAAGCACCATATGATGAAGTTACTACAGGTCAAGAAAAGCCTGTAAAAAAAGGTATTGTTGAAGAGATTCAAGAGATGAGAGAAAGAGGTGAGATTAATACAGCTGCCTATAAAGAAAAAATAAAAGAACTTGAAATAGCTCTTGGAGTTCAACAATTAAGCCCTTTTAAAACTAATGAGCTAGATATCTTTGAAGATGATCTTAAAACAATGAATCTAACTGATATGATGAGGATGGCTGAGAAAGCAGGTTTAAACCCTCATTTAGATAGACCAAGATTAAAAACCGCTTTACTAAAAGAGTTCAAAGCTTACACAAGAAATAATAGAAGAAACATAATTCCAAACCCTGTAAAGCAGCCAGAGTTAGACCCTAATAATCCAGTTCATGCGAGCACTATTAAAATGCTGCAAGATTTAGGTATTTAGTGTAATAACTTACATGACCGCTTTAGAAGATTTAGCTTCAGGAATTGTAGAAACAGAGTTTGATGGTGATACTGGAATAGCAACAGTAGCCTCAGTTAGTGGATGGTTATTTGAAAATTTAGGTAGATTAAATAATTATATCTACACAGATTTTAGTGGAGCAACAGCAAGCGGTACGTATGGCGTTATTGATATTGAAGCTCAAAGCATACTAAAAGAGCTTTATCTTTATAATTATTATACTAAACAATCAAGGAACGCTTTAAGAGGTATAACTGATTCATCAGTTAGTGGAGATAATATTCTATCTTTAAAGGACGGAGAAAGCTCTGTATCGTTTATTAACCGTAATGAGGTATCAAAGGTCTATAGAGGGCTTGCAAACGATTCTCTGGCCAATGTGGAGCGTTTATCAGCTAGTTACAACATTTATCAAGCAGAGCCTAGACAATTGCACGGGATTGATGGCAGTGGTAGGTTGACTTACTAATAAAAAACCCCGTCGTAACGGGGTTTTTTTATTTAGCTTTTAGTGAGGCTAGATCCTTTTTAAGTTGAATCTTAAGCTTTGCTTTTGTAGCAGCATCTTTACCCTCAGTTTGCTCAGCAAAAGCTGTTAAAAGATCACCTGCTGTTTGAGCTTTAGGAGTCTTAGGCTCAGGCTTAGGCTCAGGCTTAGGCTTAGGCTTTGGCTTTGGCTCAGGCTTAGCTTTAGCTTTAGCGGGTTCCGTTTTTTTAGCAACTGGGGTTTTTGTTTTTTTAATAGCCATTAGAGTTCATCCATACTTTTATAAGATCAGATCTTAAAGATTCAGTTTTTTCTATTCCAGCGATAGCGCAAATTTCTGCTACTTCTTCTTCAGTTCCTTTTTTAATTTTATTCTTTAAGTCCTCAATTAGAGGAAACATGTCTTTTAATGAATCGCTTTTTAATTGTTCAGCAACTTCTTCGACCTCTTCGACCTCTTCGACTTCTTCGACTTCCTCGAATTCTTCTTCAAGCTCTTCTTCCAAAGAAGAATCTTTGCTAAATTTAAAATTCATATTGTTTTTCAATTAAATCTTATTCAAAAGCTGTAGTAGTATTAGCTCCACTTACAAACAATCCAGCAGATGTATCCTCTATTCCTCCTATTTGTGCAGAAAGAGTTAGGTCTACAGTTTTGTTAGATCCGATTGCTGATGACATGCTCTCACTATCAACTTTTGCTCCTTTTAGAGTGTAAGTCATTGCATCGACTCCAGATTTATTTTTAAGAGTTACTGTGGCATTTGCAGCGTCAGCTGTTAATTTATCAGTTAAATTATATGCTGTGGCTTCATCAACTATTGCACTCACAGACAAACTTACATTGATTGGAAAATCAGGCTCACGAGCAAATGGGAATCTGCTTCCTAGTCTTTGTAATGGGCTTCTTGAGAGAGGCATGTTTATTGAAACATTTTGAACATGAGCTGCTCCATCGCCGCTGATATCAGCTATAGTATTGCCATCAAAGTTAGTTAAACTAACTGTTATATCTCCTGGGCGTAAAGCTTTGATATCGCTTGCTCCAGATGTAGGATTTGGTAGTTCAATTCCACTCGAAAGCGATGTTCCTGCTTCCTGATCAACTGCTGGATTAGCGGCTAAAGCAGCTCCAGTGTCAGAACGAACATTTGCAGCCTCTAAACTTAAAGAGGCAGTTGGGATAGATCCTACTGCTAAATCAATACTATAATCACTAACATAACAGTTTCCTATACCAATTACGGAATCTGTATCATCAATAGCGCCAGCTCCATTTAAATCTTTTCCCTCTGGACCTGTTACAATGAAAAGGTTTTTTCCAGAACTTCCAATCATGTGTCCTGATGCGAACTGACCTTCGCCAGATCTGTTACCTCCACCAGTGTTTATGTAAAATCCTAAAGCTCTTTCGTTAAAACCATCTGTTAGATAGTATGAAAAATCTGTGCTAACCGTTGGCGCGTCTAGTATAACTGAATCAATTCTAGCAAGCTCACCGAATTGGTTTACATCTTGTCTATTTATTGTATAGCTAAAGTTAGCGCTCTGCACTCTTTCTAATTGTTTGTGATCAGCTTTACCTGTTAATGATGCGTCTTTACTTATAAAAAGTGCTTCTGATTGATAAATTACTCTGTTTCTGGCCATAATAAAAATTCTTTACTTTGTTTACAGTTTTAATTGAAAAATATGAAATTAGTTAAATCGAAATCTATGTTTATGTATGTCAAAATCTATAAAACCCACGTACAATTCGTGCGCTAATGACTTTCTATCTCTATCTGTTAATTTAGAAGTTCTAACTGAATTTACATAAAATCCCTGTTCTGATGAATAAGAATCTATAAATCCAGTATAATTATAAGAGCCGCCTTTTAAATCTCCTAGCTCTGTAATTGGGTAACCAGTCATAGGAAGCTCTGTAATATCTTCATCTCTTGAGTCTGCAAAAATAGATAAAACTCCATCTAATTGATATGTATCTTCAGCTAAAACAACTGCTTTTACTGAGCATTGAGTTTCTTGCATACCCCCAAAAGCAAATGGTCTGTTCTCCATAGTTGCAGTAGATATAAAAACAGCTGGTACTACATCATCATAAGGCGCTATAGCATCTTCAGCAGGTGATGGTAGCCTTGAATTTACAACATATTTGTTCTCTATAACTAAATCTTCTTCAGTATCATTAGTGATATATACATTGAAATCTTTTACTGCAAACTCTCCAGTTACATTTAAATCAGTAGATGAACCTGAGATTAATGATCTCCCATTGTCAAAATCTAAAACAACTCCATCGTCTCTACCTGAAAAAGAACCTCCTATAAAAACACCAGATGGAATGTTAGCACCTGCAACTGAGGAATCTGTCACCCATTGCTTATATGCACTACCATAAGGCTTATATGTAGCGTCAAGTCTATCATCTGTATAATTAAACAGTTTTCCTGTTTTATTGCTAAAAGCCTCTCCTTTGGTTAGCAAAAAGTTATCAAACCAGAGAAAAAATGATGTTGTTAAATTATGTTGAAATTGTGCTTTCATTTTAAATTCCGAAACCTTTTCTCATATTTGTTTATAAATGATGATATATAAGCGGTATTTTTAAATCTACCTCCCCTTACCTTTACACGACTTTGGAGCGCAGCGCCCGATCTACCTTTACCTTTTTTTCTTAAAAGGAAACCTAAACCAGAAATTCCTGTTTCTATACCTTGCGCCCAACTTCTACCGATAGCCCACGGCATAGGTGTCATTGAGAATATTTGCTCTGCTGTAGGCAGAGTTACAATGAACTTTCCACCTACTCTACGGCTTTCTTTTAGCTCTTTTGAGTATTGTAATTGTGTTCTTTCTAACGCATTTAATATGGGTGCTATAGGTTGATCACCCGCATCAAAGCCTATAAACGCAAATAGACTCGTAAAACCATTTAATGTACCACTTATATTTGGGGCATCAGGACCACCTAGAAGTTCTTGAGTTACAGGAAGACTTAAAAACTCCTGTATCATTTCTTTTTTAATCTTTTTAAATTTGGTGTTTACCTCCTTTTTTAAAGCAGATTTACCAACTCTAGGTGCTTGTTTTTTTATAGCATTCTGTACTTCCCTATCAACCATAATTATTCATCAATCGGAGTGAGCAAAAAAGTAAAAAATCTGTTACTTGTTAAACCTCTAGGCTTTCCATCGCTCTTTATGGCAAATTTTCTACCATCAAACTCAACTCTTCTAGCCTCTCTTATAAAGTTATATGCGGTTTCTTTTACAACCATTTTTACGCTACCATCTGGTAGAATAACTTTATTTTGTGTTCCAACCTGTCCAGTTCCAGCTTCATCAGCTAAATATTCTTTTTCTAAATCAACATAATAAATTCTAGCATCGAAAGTATCTGAAATTGTAGTATATTCCACTGAAGTATTAGATCCTGTATTTGTTCTTCTATATAGAGAGTTCCAAGAAGTAGTTGATGCTATTAGTGTTTTTTTAGCATTTTTGTACACAGTAATATTTTGGGCAAATGTCGTATGAAGCGTGTCTGCCAAAGTATTAATTTTATTTATTTGATTCTCAGATAAAAACCCAGCCATGTAGATTTTTACACTTTTATTTATATAATAAGATAGTATTCTGCCATGAACGCTAAAAAAAAATTATCCAAAGATTCTTCATCTGAAATATCATCGTTATTTAAACTAATGTTAATGATGGTTGAGGATATGAAAAAAGACCACGATTTTCATTATGAAAAGCTTTATAATGAGATACCAGAACAGTATCATTCAGTTTTGAGAGCTGCTGACCATTTTACAGATGACAAAGTCTGTTGGATTAGGAAAAGAATTTTAGATTTTGGCAATGAATCAATTAGAAATTTACACTCAAAGTTAGATAATTATACTGTAACTTTTATATTTAAATAAGGAAAAAGGCTATGGAATTTAAAGAATTATATTCATTCTCTCTCGATAAAGAAGAAGAAGTAGAAAAAGAAACATCAAAAAAAGATAAAAAAACTGGCGATGTTATTAAAAAAATTAAAAAGGTAAAAGAAAAAGTACCTTATACAATTAGATTAAAAAGACCATCAAGAAGAGAACTTGAAGAAGCTGAGCTTGAATACTCAGTAGAGATGAGCAAATGTGTTAAAAAAGGCATTCTAACAAGAGCTATGCTTTTCAAAAAATATAGCGACACTGGTGGAATGTATACCGATGACGAAAGTGAAAATTACGGTAAAATTTATAAAGATCTTTTAACTTTACAAAATGAGTATGTCAGAATGGATTCTGTTGAAAAGCCAACAGAAAAACAAAAAGAAAAGCTAGAAAAGATTAAAGATGATCTAGCTGCTTCAAAGAAAAAACTTGTCGAGTTTGAATCTAATATGCATTCATTGTTTGACCATACAGCTGATACAAAAGCTCAAAACAAGCTTTTGTTGTGGTATACTCTAATGTTGACTCACATACAAAGTGAGTCAGACGAAGATCCTGTTCCTTATTTCGAAGGGGAGACTTTTGAGCAAAAGACAAAAGATTACTATGATAAAGAGGACAGTAGTGACGAGTTTTATCAAGAGATAGTAAAAAAAGTTACAACAATTTTAGCTTTCTGGTTCTTTAATCAGGCTTCAAAACCTGAGGAGTTTAATGACTTAATTGAACAAATGGAAAAAGGTGAGCTTTGAATGAAGAATTTTATATCTCTTTAATAGGCGAGGCTTTTGATGGTTATACTGAATGCAAGATAGATAAAAAAGATGTTTATCTAAAACACATAAGTATAAGGGATCAAAGGTATCTCCATAAGTATTATGAGAAATATAAACAACTAGCCTTAGATAGAGGCTTAGAAACAGAGGATGAAAGGATAGCCGCTGTTATTAAAGATGAGATTTGGACGGAGGATGACGATTCTCAAATTGCATCACTAGAAAATGAAGTAGAGGGTTTAAAACAAACAATAAAAGCCACTTTTTTGCCGTCCCAGAGAGAGGTTCTTCAAGATGATTTAAAAAAGCGCAGAGCTGAGCTTGCGGATCTCGCTATAAAAAGGAAAGAGGTTGTAGGTAAAACTGCTGAAGATTACGCTCAAGTAAGAAGCGGCGATGAGCTTTTAAGATGTCTGCTTTATAAGAATGTTGATTTAAAAGATTATTTATATTCAGACGATCAATTTGCAGAGCTAGAGACTTGGGAAGTTGCAGATATAGCCAAGATACAACAAGACGTAGGATTAAAGTTTTCTGATTCAGTAATTCAACAAGCTGTTTTAAGACCTTTTTTTAGCATGTATTTATCATCATGCGAAAACATGGCCCAGTTTTATGGTAAGCCAGTTGTAGACCTTACTATTTATCAATTGAAAGTAGCTACTTATGGAAGAATGTTTTTTAACATTTTTCAAAATGTTCCAGATATACCAGACAATATAAAAGATAATCCTGAACAGTTGATTGCTTTTAGCGATGCTCATATGAATAAAAATAAAAACTCTGGAGGTATAGATGAGAATGCTGATGCAACAGCTGTCTTTGGAGCTACTAAGCAAGATATTGATACAGTGGCAGGAGAGGGTAAAACAGTTAGCTTGTCTGAAGAGTTAGAAAAGCATGGTGGTAAATTAAATATGGAACAAATGATGCGATTAGCGGGCCATGATGTGTAAATCCTTGTGTAATTAAACATAAAAGGTTTACGGACATATGGCAGCAGAAATACCAGCAAAATTTGTAGGATTAGAAAAAAGCGTTCAAGACGCAGCTAAAGCTGCGGGCAGGAATCTTAAGATTAACGTAGGAGCGAACGCTAAAAGCGTAGAGGCTTTATCCCAACCATTAGGTAGAATCACAGGAAAAGCTGATGAATTTACCAAATCAATGGAGGCTGCTAACGCCCGTGTTTTAGCTTTCGGCGCTTCTGTTGGAGTTTTAAGGAGTGTCACAAATAGCTTCAAAGAATTAGTTGCAACAACAATTCAAGTTGAAAAGCAGATGGCTAGCATAAATGCTATCTTGGGGGCATCAACTGGAGAGCTAAGTAAATTTAAAAAAGAAATTTTTGATGTCGCCAGAAACACTGAGCAGTCTTTTGAAACCGTTTCGACTGCCGCATTAGAATTAAGTCGTCAAGGTTTAGCTGCTGAGGAAGTTGTTAAAAGGTTAAATGATTCTTTGATTTTAAGTAGATTGTCTGGGCAGAGCGCCGCAGATGCGGTGGCTGGTTTGACATCTGCTATAAATGGTTTTAAGAAATCTGGAGTAACCAGTAGCCAAGTTGTAAACAAATTTTCTGAAGCTGCAAAAAGTGCAGCTGTTTCAGAGAGAGACTTGGCTGAGGCTTTTAAGCGAGCTGGTGCTGTTGCTGGACAAGCAGGAGTGTCCTTTGATGAGCTTGTTGGTATTGTTAGTGCGGTTCAAGAAAAAACCTCTAGGGGTGGATCAGTTATAGGTAACTCATTCAAAACAATTTTTACAAGAATACAAAGTCTTGAAAAGTTGAAAACAATGCAGAATTTAGGTGTTGAAGTTACTAATGCTTCTGGCGATGTGTTATCTGCTACTAAAATTATACAAAATTTAGCAGGTGTTCTGAAGTCATTTCCTGATGCAAGAAGACTTCAGATAGCTGAGAACCTAGTTGGTAAATTCCAAGTTGCTCCATTCATATCTCTTTTAGAAGATTATAATGATGAAACCTCAAAAGCTATAAAAATTACAGAGATTTCTGCTAATGCTACAACAGCTGCTTATGAGCGTAATGCAGCTTTGAATTTAACTCTATCTGCTGCCATAAATGAAGCCAGAGTAAACGTAGAACAGCTTTTCGACACTTTAGGTAAAATAGGTGTTACTGAGGGTTTACAAAATATTTTAGGATTTTTTAATAATTTAGTTACAGATTTAAGAGGATTGCTAGATGAAGACACTGGAAGTAGTATAGCCAAAGGTTTAGTAAAAGGCATAGGTAATGTACTATCTGGACCTGGATTAGCTATCTTTGGCGCTATTATTGGTAAGCTAGCTAAGGATCTTGTTGGCTTTGGGTTTGGCTCTATAAGGACTTTCTTTGGTATTAATAAAGCAGCAAAAGAACAGGCTGCTTTACAAGGTCAGATAGCTTCAACTCTTCTAGGAAATTCTGATGTACAGAAAGAGATTTTAAAAATTGAAAATAAGCAGATAACCGCAGAACAAAAGAAGCTTGAACAAACTCAGTTTTTTACCACTGCTCTTAACGAACAGTTTGCGATAATGTCAAAAATGCAAGGCATAGCTGCTCGTGTAGCTCCTGGGGTTAGAGCAGGAACAAGGACTCCTAGAGGGGCTGGAGGATACATTCCTAACTTTGCTGGAGGGTCAGCATTCGGGTCAGAGCAAGCAGATATCAATCGCGGTGTTGGCGGTGCTCCTCGTTCAGCTAGACCTGTAGCCATACCTAATTTTAATTTTGGTGGCGGTCAGCGTGGCACAATGGTTGCCAATACAAGTGAATTTATTG